TCCTGTGCTCAAAAATATCGGCATCGATGCCAAGGTTGAAGCCAACAAAAAGCCCGATGAGGCGTTCCGCGATATCGGTGCCGCCCTGGCTGGGGTGGCCAATGATTCGGACCGAGCCAAGGCGGCGATCGCGATTTTCGGAAAACAGGGCAGCGAGCTTCTGCAAATATTCATGAACCCCGACTTCAAGAATGCCGGGGACATCAATGCCACGGCCGAAAAGCTGGGGGAAAATGCTTATTTATTCAAAGAGGCTCACGATCAGCTCGCGCATATCGGCGAGGATCTTCAGGGTTACTTCATCGGAATGGCCGGCCCCATCATGGCGGCGATCAAGCCTCTGCGCCATTTGGCTGATGATATTGACCTCTCTGGCGTCGGTGAGCAAATGGGTGCTTTTCTCGAAAACTTTGCAACCGACTTCGATGACCAATTTGAACGGGTTTTTGAAGGCCTTGGCGATTACATTGGGGAACTAATTGGTCACATTCCGGAACTTATGGTCGGAGCGTGGGAAATTCTTGGTGGATTGATTCAAAAACTCGGTTCCGCCCTGCTTTTTGCATTTCATACCCCGCTTGATTATTTGCAGGCGGCGATCCAGACGGCGATTGAAAAGCTCATGGAGGGAGTCGCCAATGTGCCCGGACTCAATAGCTTGACGGGCACCAAGGGATTCAAGGCTTCCAGTTTGGAGGAAAACCTCAAGCAGGTCCAGGCCGAGGGCAATGGGGCAACCCAGCTTGCCCGCGAAAGTTCCAAGCAAGCGAACGAATCCATGGCTGATGGGGGTTCAATGTATTTTGGCGCTTTAAAAGAAAGTCTCGGTGCATTCAAGGGAGCATTCACCGCCACCGAAAAGAGTGCAGCCGTCCTTTCCGAGGAACGGGAGAAGAGCAAGGAGAAACACAAAATGAACCTTGGCAACGGGGACGACGTCGAGGGCATCGGAAAAGGCCAGAATGCCTTTGCGGACAGCCTTCGCAAAATTGGCGGAGGAGGATTCGCCGGAGGGCAGGGCGACCCGGTGCTTGACGAAAACAAGCGCCAAACGGCCCTTCAGCAAAAAATGGTGGATCTTCTTTCCAAGAAAACAGCGGACACCGGCCAAGGCATGGTCGGAGCCCGATACGCCTGATGATCCATGCTTAGTGACGGATCATTTTTGCTCGGGGAAAAGCGCTCCATCGACAAGACCGGTCTTTACAAGATCGGCCGGAAGGTATTTTTCAACTCGAGGTCGGCTGCGGTGACGGGCACCTATGGTGAAGTCGGGAACGAATATGACGGAGCCTTGTTTGTGGGAGGGGAGGGACAGGGCGATGAAGCGGGAAACTGGATTTGTTTTTGGAATTACGAAAAGGTGGCCGGTCAGGGGGATGAGAACCCCACCTCGGACATCGGGTTGGTTGAAGAACTCGATTTCAGTTCCATCCAAAGCCCGATCCAGACAAGCCCCAATTTTCCGGATCTGGTCCTGGCTTACGGATGGGATGATGGCGTGGAGGCCTTCCCCAAATCGCTTCAAAACGGCGATAGCAGCCCGGTATTCGGCACGACCGATTTTCTTTCCTATTCATGCGTCTACCGTCAGATCCAGACCTTGGATTCAATACCCTCGGGAATTTTCGACAATATCGGCACCATTGATGACAACGTGCCTTTTCACAAATTGACGGATCCGGCCGACGCGGATGAGCGCACCTGGTTGTATCTGGCACCCAAAATCTCATCCCGGGGAAATGCGTTTCAAATCACCCAGGAATGGATGCTCTCCGGTTTCGGAACGGGTTGGATCCCTGAAATCTATTCCTCGGAATCGCTCAGCGTGCTGACGACAACCAACAACTAACCCCGCACCCCCTCACGTCCTATGTCCTTTGAATTGGTTGGTGGGAACTTCACGCTGGATCGGACGGGATTGTTCACCCAAGTGGACAGATATGCCTTTCCGACCGAGGACGGGTCCTTGCCGACCCAAGCTGAAACTTTCGGGCAGACTTATGAGGAATCCAGTTTTTCCGTGGATGAAAGCGGAAAATTCTGGGTGGGTGAATACCGGGCCACTGATGCCAAGGGATTGATCACCGAGGAACTGGATTTTTCCATGCACGAGGAACCGATCCAGAGTCACCCCAACTTTTTTACCCCGTCGACCGGCATCGCCGTGGTTTTCAATTACGATCAGACCCAAAAAGCATTTTTGAAGAAAAAGGCGGACGGGTCGCCCAATCCTCTGTACGGCTGCACGAGCTATCTTGCGATGACGGCGACGTTTCGCAAAAACCAAACCGTGGCGAATCTGGACGAGGTGCAGGATCTTTTCACTTCGATCGGGAAAATCTCGGGACCCACTTACGAATTGATCACGATCCCGGTGATCCTTTGGAGGAATTGGCTGAAACTCACCCCCAAGATCGTCAGCCGCGCGGGCGTCTTCGAGGTGTCCGAATCATGGATGCTCAGTGGGGCGGGGGGATGGAATTCCAAGATCTATTCCTGAAATTGACATGATTCCAAAGGCATGAGCGAACCCATCACCATTCCGGCCCCTTCGAAGCGGTTCCAGACTTCCCTGACGATCACCGCGGAACAGGTCAACAGTCTTACGGCACTACTTGGATCAGGTGTCCCGCCGGCCCTTGTATTTCCCGAGGGAAAAACGGGTTCCGATTTGGTCTTGTTTTCTCTTTCGGTCTCACCGACGGGAACCGGCCGGATCGTCATTTCGATGAAATAACCCTCGAATCAATTCGGGGACCTTTTGAATGATTCAACTTCCTCCCAAAGTATCTCGGGGTGATCAGATCACGGCATCCTGGGCAAATAAAGTGGTCGAGGCAATAGCGGCTTTGCGACCGATGGCCGGTGCAGGCACCCGCATTTCCCAAAACCCCGGCGGCTTCATCATTTCCGCAAGCCAATCGGCAGCTCCAGTTTCCAACTTCCCGTTCCAATGCACTCTTGTTAATTCGGCAGGAACCGACGGTAGCCCCGCGACGATCAAGGTGCGCGTGGAGCTAAACAGTTACGTTCGGAATTACTCACCTTGGCAGGATATCCCCATCACGGGGCTTTTTAATCCTGACGCCACATCTACCGGCTACCCTGTGGAGCATTTGCTCAATGACCCCGATTACGTCATTCTGGATCTGGCTTTTGATACGTCTGGAGGCGTCACCTCGGCGGCCATCACGACTCAGGGAGCCGGTTCGACGGTGGACCCGACTCTTGCGGCATGGGATTCCTCGGGCAATGCGCTCTTTGCAGCCGATTCATCCACGCCACCTCATCAGACCGCCGGAAGGCTCGTCATCGCGGAATATGCCTCTGGGACGCTGACTCAAGTGGTGAATCAGAATCTCTATCTCTACGACATGGTGGTGGATGGGCAACTTGCCCGATACCCAAGGCCTGCCTATTGAGATGGCCAAGGTATTTTCCATCACGCCGTTTAATTTCCCATGTTCGCTACTGCCATCTGACGGCAGTGTGGACACGACGTATTATCTCAAGCTCACCAAGGCCCAAGTCATTTGGCTGGCTTGGAAAGTAAAGGAATTTCATGTTTCTGATTTTTCTTATTCCGGCATGCCTGGGTTTAGTGGAATATTTCCCGCTGGGTCTTACGGCAGATCGGGAACTTTTGATGCATTCACGGTTTCAAATTCCGCACAATTCACAATTGATCGAATCGGAGATAGTTATCCGTATCAGTCAGAGCGCGACATTGCCGCGAGAGGCGCACAAATCTGGACGGCAAATCCGTCTAAAAACATAGGTACGCCCTCGGAAAACACTTACGGCTACCAAACAACGGTTTCTTGTTCCGTGCAATGGACCTTCAGGGGATATGGCATACCTGTCACCGGAATATCACCAATCTGTTATCGCGATGTAACTAACAATTGTTATTGGGTTCGTCCTCCGGATTTTAGGTTTTATTCTTTTGAAGCCTATGGCGAGGGGGATTACGGATCATGGGGAGTCCGCACTTCTTTTGATCCTAATGAAATCAGTTCATCAATTCAAGTAGGGACATTGAAGCTTTCTTTAACCGGAGTGACGCCCCTCTCTCTTCCATTGATTCCAAATGAGCTTATGCCAGGACAATTGCCAATCAATTACTTAACAGAATCGGTGTCCACAATATCCATGAGCGATTCCGACACCTATCCCTATTCTGGTGATATGAACGATTTTTGATTTTTTGACATGGCTCGGGTGGTATGGCTGACCCATTTTTCCACCCAAGCTACCGCGAAATCGCAAACCCCTTTGAGTTTCCCGCCTACGACACGCTCATCGAGTCATCGCTGACCGTCATGAGCCAAGGCGGCACGCTGAGCTTTTTCCAAGGGGGACCGGAAGGAGAGCAAGTGGCCCAACTGACCATTACGATCACGGGCGAGGGTCAGCGGATCATTCAGCGCACCAACTGACATGCCTTTTTCCCTTAACCTCGGAGGCTTTTCTCTCCCGCTGGAGGATTCCGCTGGCGGCACTTCTTCGGGTGCTTGGAATTACCAGGGGAATTACGACAATGGCATCAGTTACAATACTGATGATGTTGTTTTCTACAATGGAGGTCTTTGGTATTGCTACACTTCTGCCAATCTTTCGGCAGGATACCCGCCCGATAGTCGCCCTGAATGCTGGGTTCAGGTTTCAAACACTAATGGTGGCGGCAACCCGTTCGATCAGTCGCTGAACACAACGGATAATGTAACTTTTGGCACTGCATCCTTCGGCAACGGAGGCTTCACGATCGACAGCAGCGGAAACATCACCAGTTCCATAAACCTAGTCGGTGACTATATTAATTTTGGAACTTCTTTTCTTCAAAACAACGGCAACATTCGTTGCCAGGGAAATATAAGTGTTGGCAACGAATTATGGCTCAATGGAGACGGCTCCGCATCCTTTGCCAACGGAGCGACCTTTATCGACCAATATGGGAATCTGTGCGTTGGAAATACGGGATCTTCATACCAGAACTTTATTAACGCCGATGGATCCGCGTCCTTTAATGGCGGAATGGTTCAAATCTCTACCTATGGAGATTTTAGTGCTAAAACCGTAAACGCTATGGGATCTGCGGGATCCGGCCCCTATGGGTGGACTCCGATGGTTTATATGGACCCGTTTGGCAACGGGAGCGGCGGGCTTGGTGCAATGTATTTCGGATCGACTGATTGGTATATTTACGGCGCAGCTAATTCCTATGATGGAAAATCTATCAGTCTTGATTCCGGAAACATCACTTCCGACGGAGCTGGTAACCTGCACGTCAACTCTATCACCACGGCGACTGGAGGCACAGGCGGTTTTGACCCTTCTTCCAACCCTAATTTCTCCGGCGGGTTAAGCACAGGTCATGAGTATATCTACTGGTCCGATTCTTACGGTCCAAATATCCATCTAAACGCGGATGGGTCGGCAGAATTCGGTTCAAATGCAAATATGGGCGGCCCGGCGGGTGCAATCGTTAAGTTATTTATCAGTGCTGCAGGAGACATGTATTTTGGGCACTTTCAAAATAATGGATACGATAATTACAACAGCGTACTTCGTGCAGATGGAACCGCTCAATTTGGTTACTTTAATCACGGAGGAAACACTTTTGACCAATACGGATATTTGACTGTTCCTGCCATTTCGGTTGGAGGCCAAGGTAGTGACCTGCCCATAGACGCGGCGGGAATTAACGACTCCGGACACATTTATTGTTCCAACCCAGTGTCCAGCACGAGCGACAACAGCGTTGATTCCAAGGTCGAGATCATGATCAACGGCACGGCCTACTATCTGCTCGCCAGCACCTCGGCATCTTAAACGATTTTTCTCATGCACGGACAACCAATGCCACCCTCTAACACCGGTTATTTGGGCGCAACGGCTCCTAGCCTGAGTGAACAGGAAGGCTAACCTCAAAATGCCAAACCCGACCATGTCCACCCTAATGCCTACTCCCGCCACCCGTGCCGCCCTGGTTGCCAACCAGATCCTCACCGGACTCACCAACGTCGCGACCCAGGCCAAGAAAGCGATCAACGAGGGCATCCCCGCCCAGGGCAATCTGCCCGCCGTTGCCGCAGCCGATGTCGTTTCGGCTCTTGGTTCCGCCAACGTCTCCGCGATCCAGGCGATCGTCACCGCAGCCGGAGTCTAATCCATGACGGAGCAGCAGAAGAACATCTTTGATTCCATTTCCAAATGGGGGGCTTTTGTGACCCCGTTCGGGATCGTTCTTCTGCTGATCCTTCAGGCTCAGTTTGTCAGCAGGAAGGAATTTTCGGAAACCACCGAGAAAATGGGGATCCGGGTCGAGGCCATCGAAAAGATCCTCGTGCAAATGGCGGAGGCCAACAAGGTCAACGACCGTCAGGACGTCCAGCTCTCGGATCACGAGCGTCGGATCAGGGATCTCGAGCATTCCCATCAATGAGTCCTTCGTTCAAAGAAAACGTGACAACCGTTTTGTTTTTGGTCCTTGGGTTTTTGCTTGCGGCGACCATCATCCTTTTCGGCACCGGCTGCGCCCATCAACGGCCACCTTCCACTGATTCTTACGTTGAGCGTGCTTCGGTGATTTCCGACCGGATTGAGGACAAATGTGTGATTGTCCAAGAATGGCTCAAGACCCATTGATGTCATGAAAAGCCGATTTTTTAGACACGTTCTGCCGCTCATGTTCATTTTTTGCGGTTTTGTAGACATATCCGCCGCCGATCTTTCTAACGTCAGCAAAGCCGACATTTTGGCCACTGTCCGCCACATGCAGGCCCTAGCCGCCGAGCAAAAGGTAGCCTTGGCCAAGGCGGACGCTGATTTCCAGAAACAGGCCTCCGACCTTTCCAAAGCTCAATCAGAGGCCAAGCTCATGGCCTGCGCCGCCCATAAAAATGCCAAGGAACGTGACGTGGTGATTCTGGTCGCTTCAATTCTGAGCGCTCTTTATTTTGGTTCGATGGTGGCCGGCGTCCCGATGAGGGAATTCCCGACGCCTTGGAATCTTGTCGCAGCCGCGGCTTTTTATGTCCTGATTTTTTCTTTTTCTTATGCAGCCGGCAGGCTTTTCCTCCACGCGGTTGCCAGTTTGATTCCATGAAATTCATTCAATGGTGCAAGGAATTGTTGGCTGAGGACAATGGCTGCGCCTCGGCCATGAGGGCCTGTTTCGTGCTGGCGATCGTGGTTTCCCTTGGAATTTGCATCGCCGTCGTGATTAAGACCTGGGACACGAATCACGATATCCCCGGAAATGTGAAGGAATTCCTGATCTGGCTATGCACCGCACTCGGCATAGGCAAAGTCGGGCAAAAACTTGTTGAGAATAACGAATTGCCCCCCAAATGACCAAAAGCGACATCACGCTTGCCGCGCTGACCGGCGGCTATCCCGCTGGCTTCAGGATAGCCCTGAAACTGGTTTTGGATTGGGAATGCGAGCTTAACCATGTGACCGGCGACATTGAATGGGAAAACGTCCCTGACGACTCAGGGGGTCCGACTTTTGCCGGTCTTTTGCTAAAAGATGGAGAGGTAAGCCAGAACCCCGATCCGCATCAGATCGTGAAAGTCTATTTTGAGACATACTGGCAGAAACTGGCAGGCCTTCCGGTGCTCGTGCAAGAGGTCGTGTTCTTCGAGGCGGTGAATGTGGGCATCGAAACGGCAGTGAAGTATTTGCAATTCGCCTGTAATGATTACGGTGCCCGTATCACGGTCGATGGGGATCTTGGTGATAAAACCCGCCAAGCCGCATTTGCCGTGCCTGATCCAGATGGTCTCTGCATGGCCTTTTTGGGCAAGATCCGCCGACATTATGAGGAAATCGTGGCGAGTCGTCCTTCTCAGGCCAAATTCATGGCCGGATGGCAGCACCGCCTGGATGCGGCCAAAAGCTTGCTTGCTTGACACGGCATCAAAAGGGAATGCCCTCGCGGATCGCCCTTTGTGGACTCGCTGGCAGTGGTAAAAGCACCGCTGCGGACTATTTCGTCTCCCGGCACGGCTATAAGCGCCTCAGCTACGCGGCCCCGATCAAAAGAATGATGCGGGCACTGCTTATTGAGGCCGGTGCCAGCCTCGTGGAAACCATCGAAATGACCGACGGGAAACTCAAGGAATTGCCCACCTCCTACCTCTGCGGGCACTCGCCCAGGTATGGGTTACAAACCCTTGGGACCGAGTACGGCCGGGACACAATCGGGCCTGACATCTGGCGACGCATTTTGCTCAATAAAGTCCGCAAACACTCCGGCCCCGTGGTCGTGGATGATCTCAGGTTCCCCTGTGAGGCTGAGGCCTTGCGCGAGGAGGGGTTTCTCATCGTGAGGATTATTCGGGCAGATTCCGGCACGGATTCGGGTCACTCGTCGGAGAGGCAAGAGTTCCCCGTGGATCTGACGATCCAGAACGACGGCCTCTTCTCGGATCTGCACGCCCAACTTGAGGGACTTTTATGAAAAAGCAGTCCGTAAAGTCCTCATCGTTGGTTTTGAAGGTCAAAAATCTTCAGGAACAACTTCGTGCCAGTGAAGCGTCGAATGCAAAACTTGCTGCAGCCTTGGATCGCGCCCGTGGCACCCCCAAAGCTCGGCCTCCCGTTCCAGCCAAGGCTTCACGAGGAGGTCCCGATGACCTCGTTCGGGTCATTATTCCGGACACTCACGGGTGCAAGGCCGACAAAGCTGCCCTTGCGGCGTGCCTGGGCGACGTGAAGGCCCTTTCCCCGTCGGAAATCGTGCTCACAGGGGATCATGTGGATTGCGGGGGCCTGCTGGCCCAGCACCATGTTCTCGGATATGTGGCCGAGACTTCTTACACTTATGAACAAGACATCGCGGCCACGAGGGCTTTCCTTGATGCGTTGCAGGATGCGGCACCCCGCGCCCGCATTCACTACATAGAAGGCAACCATGAGCGCCGGGCCGAAACGCTCTGCGTCACCATGGCGCTCAGGAATTCCAAGGATGCCGAATTCCTTCGCAAGGCCATCGCTCCTGAATTTCTGCTCGATCTCAAAGGCAGGGGCATTCCCTATTACAGGCAGGGGGAATTTTACGGAGGGGTGAAATTGCCCGGCACGATTCGCCTCGGGAAATGCTATTTCACGCACGGATCCAAGACATCCCAGCAAGCTACCACGGCCATGCTTGCGGCGTTCGGAGCGCCGTTGGTTTTCGGCCACACGCACCGCGCCCAGGCATCCTCCGGTCGGCCCGTGCACTCGGGAAGCATCGCGGCATGGAACCCCGGCTGCCTTTGCGAATTGCAGCCGTTGTGGCAGCACACCAATCCGACGACCTGGACCCATGGTTTCGGAGTTCAGGTGGTGGCCAGATCCGGTGAATTCCTTCATCTCAATATCCCGATCATCGAAGGCCGTTCCCTTTTTGGGGCCTTGGCTTCAAAATTCAAATGAAACGCCCACTTTTAGGGAAAACCGATAAAATCCCGCGGGGATGGTTCACCCGCCGCGATTTGGAAAATAAATGGGGTATCGGAGCATGCCAGGTGAACAAAATTCTCACCGAGGGGCTTCGTAATGGAAGCGTGAA